GAAAGATGCACCGAGAGAATTGACAAAGTCAACAGGCCTCAGCATCCCAAAGCGGAGGGTAGGCACGACAGTGAGACAGCCGGATTCACCCCACCTAAACAAGGTGGAGTTCAAAGTGCCAAATCCGGCGTCCACTGACGTCTTAGTCCTCTCAACTTCAAGACCGAGGGTCTTGACCAACGCCATCCACCTCTCAGGAAACCCATCATCCCAGGTCTCAAAGAGTATGTCGTCACCATTAATCAGAAGAGGCATCATATCCAACCCGGCCTCCTCGCGTGCGAACTCAAAACTAAGGTAGTTCTGAACACACAAAAGAGGAAAGGAAAGATACGACCCCATCATCTGACCCCGAGTGACTTCAAACTCTAGATCCAGGTCAAGGTTCCAGAGAGTAGGCCGTAGAACGGCTCGAGCGTGCCTTTTCACAGAATCCGGTACAGACACCGAATTCTCCAAGATACACTCGAGGATCGTTCCAGCGACCTCAAGAGACAGGTTGTCGGTCGCAGACCGATAATCTCCCGACACGAGGGTCCCCCCCTCAACAAAACCCGCTGCCTTCAACTTCGCATCAGTTGGGTCACCACGCAACAACCACTTACTCCTCCGAGACAAGTGCTCGTAGACAGACTTATGAAGGGGTCTGAGACAGAGCTCTGCCGAAGAGAACTTCGTGAGTGGGCGTGGCTTCCCAGCTGACTGGACGACCATGAGACTACCTTGACAGGAAGTTGTAACGTACTCCTCCGCACCTAACGTGCGGTCGAGGAGCGTAACTTGATCGGTGACAACACCGAGGCAACCTCCCTCAAGACGGGAAGAATCAATGGTACCGGCGAGCCCAGGAGCATTGGTGAAACAAAAGGACTCGTACAGTCCTGAGTCCCACCCCTTTCTAAACAAAGAGCGAACTTTGCGTTTGACATAAGAAAGGTAGCTCCTCGGCAACAAGCGGGGTTTACTCGTGAGAGTAGACGAAAGCGACCTGAGCAGATCCTCATCCATACACTTACAGGAGGACGGAAGAAGTTTCTTAATAGATTGGAAGGCCAATCTCTCTTCCTCGACAGTGGAAGGACAATTCGCAAGAAACTCCTTCACGTCCTTTGCGAGCTGAGAACACGACTCCTTCGAGCCGATGAACTCCGGGCATGTAACAGTGAAGATCTGAGACCAGGTAGAAGCGGCGCGCTGGACCACGAGCGTGGTACGGGCCATCGAGGCGCGGCAAGGCCGCGGAGGCTGATTTTTTGATCCCATCCGAGAGTGCGCAAGCAAGCGCAAGAGACTCAAAGGAACCAGGGTGCCTAATCCGTGAGCTCATACGAGCTCA